ATGGTGCTTTATCTGCTCGGAAGTCACCAAAGAAGAATACGAACGTGAATTTCCCGATGCTAGCCCATTGTCCAGCCTGCAATACGGCGTGGGCGATGGTCAATTGAACGCATGGATCAACCAAGACACCGTGCGAATTGCTGAGTATTTCTATATTGAGCATGAAGCCAAGAAACTGAACCAGTATCACGGCGGCATTAACGCAATGGCCGGCTCACCCGAGGCGAAACAAGCCGAAGCGATGGGTTTGAAGCCGATAAAGACCCGTGATGTGGACGTTAAAACCGTCAAATGGTGCAAAACCAACGGTTTTGACATTTTAGCCGAGCGTACATGGCCCGGTAAATGGATTCCAATTGTCCGCGTGGTGGGCAACGAATTTGAGATTGATGGCCGCATGTATGTCAGCGGTTTGGTGCGGAACGCCAAAGACGCTCAGCGCATGTATAACTATTGGGTGAGCCAAGAAGCGGAAATGCTGGCACTGGCCCCGAAAGCGCCGTTTATTGGCTACGGTGGTCAGTTTGAAGGCTACGAACAACAGTGGAAAACGGCCAATATCAACAATTGGCCGTATCTGGAAGTCAATCCCGACGTGACCGACGGGCAAGGCGGCGTATTGCCGCTGCCGCAACGCTCACAGCCGCCGATGGCCTCCAGTGGCCTCCTGCAAGCCAAGGCGGGGGCGTCCGACGACATTAAGGCGTCTACCGGTCAGTATGACTCCAGCCTCGGCGCAACCAGCAACGAACGCTCTGGGCGGGCCATCTTGGCGCGTGAGAAGCAGTCGGACACCGGCACCTATCACTACGTGGACAATCTGGCGCGCGCCATTCGTTACGCGACGCGGCAACTGGTCGATTTGATTCCGAAGATTTACGACACGCAGCGCATCGCCCGCATCATTGGGCTGGATGGCGAAACGGATCAAGCGGCGATTGACCCCAACCAGCCGATGCCGGTCAGGAAGATTCAAGACGAGCGCGGCATCGTCATCAAGAAGATTTACAACCCAAGCGTTGGCACCTACGACGTGGCGGTTACCACCGGCCCGAGCTATCTGACCAAGCGTCAAGAGGCGTTGGACGCGATGGCGCAACTGCTGCAAGGCAACCCGCAACTGTGGGCGGTGGCCGGCGACCTGTTCATCAAACACATGGATTGGCCGGGCGCGCAGGAAATGGCGGCGCGGTTTGCCAAGACAATCGACCCGAAATTGCTCGCGACCGGCGACGAAACGCCCGAACTGCAAGCGGCCAAGATGCAGATGCAGGCGATGGCACAAGAAATGGAACAAATGCACGGCATGTTGCAAAATGTCAGCAAATCCATCGAAGCGCAAGAGATGCAGGTCAAGCAGTTCGACAGCCAGGTCAAGGCTTACGACGCGGAAACCAAACGCATCAGCGCGGTGCAGGCCGGAATGTCGCCCGAACAGATTCAAGATATTGTCTTGGGCACCGTGCATGGCATGATCACCTCGGGCGATCTGGTCACCGAGATGCCAGGGCGTGACACCGATATGCCCGGTATGTCAGAAATGCCACAAGAGGGCATGGAGCAGATGCCACCGCAGGGCATGCCGCCACAAGGGATGCCGCCTCAAATGCCCCCGCAAGGGATGCCACCGATGGGAGTTCCGCAATGAAGTGCGCAGATTTTGTAGGGATGTTGTTTTTGGCTCGGGATGTGGCGCACAGCGTCCATCTGAACACCCGTAGCTATGCCAAACACGTTGCGTTGAACATCTTTTATGATCGTATTGTGGACGCGGCAGACGATTTCACGGAAGCCTATCAAGGCCGGCACGGTTTAATTGGCCCGATCTCGCTCATGTCGGCCAAGAAAACGGCCAACATCATTGAGTTTCTAGACGATCAGTTGAAAGAAATTGAAGGCGCAAGGTATGATGTTGTGGATAAGTCGGATACCTCGTTGCAACAGCTCATCGACAACATCATCGAAATTTACTTACGCACCTTGTATAAACTTCGTTTTTTAGCTTGAGGTAAATCATGTCCGCCACATACAAGAATATTAGCGCCACCACGCAAGTCAAGGTTGGTTTCACGGTGCTTAAAGGCATTTTTGTTAGCGCCGCATCGTCAACGCCGACGATCACGGTATACGATTCCGGCACCGCGTCTAACACTGACCCAACCATTTTGAGCGTATTTACGCCTGCCGCTGCGGGTAACTATCTGTTTACCGCAATGGGCATCACGGCAAGCAAAGGACTTTACGTCGTCATATCAGGAACGGTATCTGCGACACTATTTTACGAATAACCGCACTGGCGCGGTACGCCAGGGATTCTGAGGAATCGACAAATGAGTGAAGCACCTGAAGTAATAGCGGAAGTGCCCGCGCCGGAACAGGACGCAACGGCTGCGCCTGAACCCGTAGTAAATGCGCCGGAAGCAGCAGAAGCATCCGAAGGCGAGCCGAAGGAAACTCCGAAGGTATTTACCCAAGAGGATTTGGACGCGGCCATCGGCAAACGGCTTGCAAGAGAACAACGCAAGTGGGAACGCGAGCAGCGAACGACACAGGCGGCGCAAGCCCCCGCGTCAGCCGTTGCGGAGCCTGTAGTGCCGGAACAATTTGCCACGACCGAAGCGTATGTCGATGCACTGGCAACGCAGAAAGCCGAGCAGTTGGTCAGGCAACAACAGTATCAGCAACAGCAGCAAGAATTGTTGGGTAGCTACCACGATAAGGAAGAAGCAGCGCGGGATAAATACGAGGACTTTGAACAGGTCGCGTATAACCCTAAACTGCCGATTACGGACGTGATGGCGCAGACAATTCAAGCGTCGGACAATGGGCCAGATATTGCGTATTATCTGGGCACGAATCCGAAAGAAGCTGCACGTATTTACGCTTTGCCGCCTTTTTTGCAGGCTAAAGAGATAGGACGTTTGGAAGCAAAAATCGCTTCTGAGCCAGTAACCAAACAAACCTCAAGGGCACCTGCGCCGATTTCACCTGTTACACCCAGAAATGGGGGATCGCCAAATTTTGATACCACTGACCCACGCTCAATAAAAGCAATGAGCACAACTCAATGGATTGAAGCTGAACGATTGCGGCAGATGAAAAAGCAGGAGTCTAAGGGCCACCGTTAATACTTTTTAGGAGTTTCATTCATGGCTAATAGCCTACTGACCATTGACATGATTACCCGGAAGTCTCTGGAGATTCTGGAGAACAACCTCGTAATTTCCCGCAATTGCAACAAAGAATACGACGACAGCTTTGCCGTTGAAGGTGCCAAAATTGGTTCGACCCTGCGGATTCGTCTGCCGGATCGCGCTCTGGTGACCGACGGTGCCGCCCTGCAAGTTCAAGACGACAACGAGCAATACACCACGCTGACCGTTTCCAGCCAAAAGCACATCGGCATTAACTTTACTTCTGCCGAGCTGACCATGCAGTTGGATGATTTTGCGGAACGTGTTCTTAAACCGCGTATCAGCCAATTGGCGTCCAGTGTTGATGCTGACGTTGCCAACGCTTACAAGTCGATCTACGCTTCGGTGGGCACTCCGGGCACCACGCCGGCCACTGCGTTGGTTCTGCTGCAAGCGCAACAGAAGCTGAATGAAAACGCTACTCCGATGGCACCGCGTTACGCGACCGTGAACCCTGCCGCTAACGCTGGCTTGGTGAACGGCATGACTGGTTTCTTTAACCCGACGGGCACGATTTCCCGCCAGTTCAAGACCGGCATGATGGGTGAGGGTGTTCTCGGCTACGACGAAATCAATATGTCGCAGTCGATTGTCAACCACACCACGGGTAGCCTTCCGGTTGCGCCGATCTGCGCGTCCACTGTGCCTTCCGCTCAAGGTGCGACCACGCTGGATATTACGTACACCAGCGGCACCAAGACCATCAAGCAAGGCGATGTGTTTACCATTGCTGGCGTGAACGCGGTTAACCCGCAAACCCGTCTTAGCACTGGTAGCCTGCAACAGTTTGTCGTGACTGCTGATCAAACCCTGACCAGCACCTCGGCTACTATTGCTTTCCAGCCGCCGATGTATACCGCTGGCAATGCGTTGGCTACGGTTGATGCGTTTCCGGCTGCGTCGGCTGCGCTGACGTTCTTGGGCACCGCGTCCACCACCTACCCGCAGAACTTGGTCTACGGAAAAAATGCAGTAACGCTCGCAACGGCTGACCTCTTGCTTCCGCAAGGGGTGGATATGGCTTCGCGTCAAGTGCATAACGGTATCTCGATGCGTATCGTGCGTCAGTACGATATTAACAACGACCGTATGCCTTGCCGTGTCGATGTGTTGTATGGCTACTCAGTCATTCGCCCAACGATGGCCTGCCGTATCTGGGGTTGATAAAACTGCTCCCGCCTAGCGCGGGAGCATCTTAATTTTTAGGAGAAACAATCATGGCACTTCCTTCAGTTGGTGGCGGCTATCAGTACACTGATGGCAATCTGAACGAGCAGGTAATGGAAACCCAAGCAGCGCCGCAAACGGCAACTGCAACCGCAACGCTGACCGTTGCTCAACTCACCGGCGGTCTTTTGGTGTGCGATCCGTCCACCTCGGCGGCGTCCTACACGATGCCTACGGCGGCAGCGATTGACGCGGTAATGACCAACCTGAAAACCAATAGCTGTTTTCTGTTGAACGTGGTTAATCTGGGCACTTCGTCCGGGATTCTGACGTTCGTGGTTGGCACTGGCATCACTTCGGTTGGTAACCTTTTGGTTGCTATCACCGGCAGTGCGGCTGGCGTTGGTGGCGCGGCTCAGTTCCTGTTCCGCAAAACCGGCACCGCTGCATATTCGGTGTATCGGGTAGCTTAGTAATAACACCTCGCGGTGTAACAGCCGCGAGGTGGTTTTTAAGGAATATCATGGTCATCTACCTGCGGCACCCCCTTCACGGTAACAAGGTCGCGATAGCAGAGGCCGAGGCGGTATACGATGAAAAGAACGGTTGGGAACGGTATACTGTAGAATCTACGGAACCGGAATCGGAACC